AAGTATCTTTTGTTCGCCTGTGCGACTATCGTCACAACCGTTCCAGTAACGGTGACATCGGTTACGACTTCGGACTCTAACTGACTAATTGCGTTCTTTTGCTGCGAAAGCTCAGCGCCGACTGTGCCGCTCTGATAGGTCTGAGTCGGGTCATAAGTGACGGCTCCGGCATCCGAAGCGCCGTCCTGGCCGGGTTCGCCCTGCGGGATTCCGAGGTTAAGGACCGGGTCCTCCGGTGTCCCAGTGATCGTCGCAGTCGCGCTCTCATCTGGATCCAGCGTCTCCACTGTGCCGATCGTCAGGTTCGGCGTCTGACCGGTTGCGCCTCTGATCGGGCCGACGGTGGTGCTCTCGCCGTTTGTCCATGTCAGCGTCAGGGTGTAGTTCTGATTGAGCTCTGCCGAGGCGATCCCGTTGCCGGTCTCTCCTGCCGGGATCCCCAGAGAGAGCACGCCGTCGCTGTAGTCAGCTGTTGCGGACTCTCCCGGCTCCAGGGTCGTGACGGAAACGCTGAAGCCTTCAAACTCTTCCAGGACTCTGGCCAGATCGCCGAGGGCCGTGCAGAACTCCTCATAGGTTCCCTGGTAGCCGCCCCGCACTGCGGCACCGTAGGCAGTCACGATGCCGGCGGGAATCATTTTACTCATAAGTCACCTCCAGAATACCAGCCGCCTCATTGACGGCAAAATGTACATCCTCAGAAAGGTTGTCGCTGATGTAGACGTACATCTTCCCGTCTGCATCGTTGACGTCGAACCAGGCATAACCGGACTCCTCGGCGCCCATGGCGGCGAGCTCGGCGTAGTGCTTCGCGTTGTTCTGGTCCTCTCCTGGCCTCGTGCCGGTGCCGCCGACCGCCCAGCTCATCGCCAGCGTTGCGGAGTCTCCGGCATCGTCTGCGTGTCCGGCTGCCTCTTCGGCGCAGGCTTCCGCGGCTTCGACTCCCGCGTTGAGCTCGGCGATGAGCTCATCGATCACGCTCTGCTCCTCCGGATCCGGCGCGGCGTCCGTCGGCTGCGGCCTGCGTCTGACCGGGATCTGCACCACGTACTCTGTCGCGCTGTCCTCGGGTCCCTCGGAGAGCACAATAAAGGCGTAGACCGGGAGTCCTGTCCGCAGGTATTCGCCAGGGATGTCGACGACTGAGTTGCTGCCGATCTTCGGCTTCGAGCTCTCCCGCGTCTCATAGTTGGAGAAGTCTACATGGAAGGTCGGCGGGAGATCCAGCCCTTCAAAACGGAGCACCTGCCCCGTGGCGTACTGGTAGATCTCCGCTGTCACGGTCCTGCGCGCGCCGGGCGGAAAGAACGCGACTGTTGTTCTATTTGCTGCTGACAAGTTGCTTTCTCCCTTCTTTCCGTGCCCGGATCGGGCACAATTTTACGTTATCAGATCTCCACCAGGGAAAAGCTGGTGCCGGACCAGAAGGTTTGATTGCCGTTCGCCTTGACCCGCTTCACGCCCGTCGACCAGCTGGAGTAGTATGCGCTAATCGTGAGCATTCCATCCTCCGGGTCTTCATAGGTCACCGTATTGGCGCCGGTACTGAGGGTCCCGAGCACAATCTGGCACTCTGCGCTGGTCAGATCCCTGCAGGTGACATCGATCCGGTGCTTCTCCGCAATGACGTCCAGGATGGCCGTACCGCTCAGGGTTCGGCCGGCGTTCGGGCCGTTGACGACAAACTTTGACGGCTTCAGTCCCTCGTCTATCTTGATATAAGGCGCAAGATTTACGCCGTTAACCGTGAAGCCTCCGTAGATTGCCATGGCGCCCTCCTTAATAGTAGATGATGATGCAGCCAGCGCCGCCAGTTCCGCCAGCCCCGCCGCGTCCGCCTTTTGCAGGCTCGGAAAGTGATTCTTTGTGCAGTGTTATGCCTACGACGGCGCCGTCGCCAAACTCGGGTGTGAAGAATCCGGCGCTTCCTGCTCCGCCTCCGCCAGCGCCGCCGACTCCGCCGCAGCCATAAAAAGAGGCAGCAGGGACATAAGAGGCATCTGCGCCGTTGGCTCCGTTTCCTACGCTGAAATACCAGTCGCGTCCGTAGGTGCGATAGGATGAGATGCCCCCGTTTGATCCGTTCGTTCCCATTGCAGCGCCGCCGCCGGCGCCGGGAGAGAGCCATCTCGGGTTTATATTATGCCCGTACTCTCCTTGGTGGCCGCCTGTGTTGGTTGTTCCGGTGAAAGGGTTCGTAACACTTTCGCCGAGCACAAAGCGATATCCGTATTGTGCGCTGCTGTCTATTACGACATATCCTCCGTCACCGCCTTTCCCGTGCTCGTCGTCCCATACCTGTGGGACATATCCGTAGGTGATATTGTGGAAGATGTCGACAATGCCGCGTTCACGTGACAGCCCGGCTGCTGATGAGTATGTTGTTTGTCCGTTGACGATGGTTGTGTCTGTTCCGGCAGTTCCGGCACCGGACTTTCCATCTTCCTGGCAGGTCCCTCCGGCTCCGCCGACTCCGCAGGCATAAGCCAGGCTGGCCGGCGGATCCTCGATGACAAAGTCGTAAATCTTGCCGGCTTCCCCGGATTTCCCGTAAGCACCGCCTTTGGCAGGTGTTTTTGTGTTCCAGTCTGTATTTACACCTTCAACAGCATTCTGCCCCGCAGCTCCGCTATATCCGCCGGTACCGCCGCCGATCAGCACAACGCGAATTTTCGGGTTTGACTTCTCGAAAACAGATGCCGGAACCGTCCACGTTCCGCTCCCGGTTAAAACTGCGGACTCCGTATAGGCGTTTGAGAACTCTGGAGGTGTATATCCACAGACAAATTCGCTCGCTGCCTTAATCTTTGCCGAAAGGCTCAGCGTCATGCGTTCAAGGAATCCGATTCTTGTCTCATCGAACAGATCCATAAAAGTATATTGTCTGCCAGGAAGCTCATCGTTATACAGAAACGAGACTCGCACCTTGTGTGCATGGCTGTAGTAAGCCAGTACTCTTTCGAGTACGCTGTCTGAGTTTATGAAGGTCACCAGCTGCGCGTTAGACACCGAAACATCTGAACCCTGCGGGAGGTCTTCAATAACCTGCTCGATCACTTTCCTGTCACAGTGATATACATCTGCCGTGATCGTGCCGATCCCGCTGACGATTGCCGCATTGCTGCACCAGGAATGAATCGTAAGGCCGCTCGCTGCAGGCGTGCCGGAAATAGGTGCGCGGTTGAAAAGCGCGATAAATGTCCCGGTTCTTGTTGCGTCTCCGGTATTGTCGAACACAACGATATCGTTCTCTACATAATCAATGGAGTGCTCTGTGAGACTGATCTTTCTGATCTTCGCCGGTTGTTCTACGTTGCCTTCCTGATAGATGTTCTCTGTTTCAATTTCTGTCTGGGTGAACGAATCGAGAAATGTAAACAGGATCCCATCATCGTTTTTGTGCAACATATTGACGCAGGATGCAAACATGACCTGATACAAGGCGTTTCTTTTCGTTCCGACATCGAGCCATCCTGTCATGACAAGGTTCTTGACGGCATCGTCAAATTCCAGTTTTCGCAGAATATTTGCAGATGCTGCGTCGATCTCAATGGTATCTTCAAAATTTCCCGTTCTGGACACCATCGTTCCGGGGATATATGATGCACCGGGGAGCTGGATCGTGTAGCCAGTTATGGTGTCACGAATGATGATGTTTCCGGTATTCATGTCGATCAGCGGTACAGCATTGAGTACCGTTGTAGTGCCGGGTGTGTCTGTAATATAATAAGTATAGATATCTAGAACATATGGATGCCCGTCAAATTCATTAGTGCTCGTTAATCCTCCTCCGTATGTTTTCATTATGCCTGGAATAAAATCAGCAAAAGCAATATAGAACGTTCCGCTTTCGGTCGTCCCGTCTTCATGTTCTACTGTCCAGTCGCAGTAACGATTACGGCTGCCGCTTACGAAGTAAAGATCAATCGTTACGGTGTCGCCGATCACGAGATCGGAATAAACAGTGTAATCTGTCCGACAATATCTAAGCCTTAACAGGAATTTATAAGCCCCGGAGGCTGTTGTTCCGTTTCCTCTCAAAGCAAGCCCGTATCCATATGTTGTCGTGCCGCCTTCGCCAAACGGTGATCCTATAATAGCGTGTTCTGTTGTGCTGTATTCCGTAATCCCGGCCAAACGAAACTTTGCATGGATCATGTGGTTGGCAAACAGGCTTGCGGATCCGCTGGTAACTTTAACGCCTTTGATTTCGGTTGACCCTGCTTCCGCTGGGCCTGTCCTTATATACTCTAGCTGTTTGTATCTTGCCAGACCGTTTGATACAACAATCGCCTCGATAAGGTCGACCAGATTCCTTCTGCGGTAAAGTCCTCCGTAGTACATCTGGTTGTCCATAATGCCGACAAAGCTGACTGCCTGAATTACATACCTGGTTTTCCCTACTCGCTTGATGTTCTCGCAAAAGAACTCGATGGAATGGTTTCCGCTTCTGACATATGTGACGGGGGTTGCATATGCCAAATTCTGCAGGGTGCCGTCTACGTCGTCATATACGACTTCCGCTTCTATAGTATCAATGGAGAGCTCTTGGCCGACGATATTATTGGCAAGGTCCATCGTCACGGACATGATGCTGTCATCGTCAAAAGAAAAAGAGGGATTTGAAATGTCCCCTATGTAGATATAGTTTGCCATTTCTATCCCTCCGGTTTATGTAGTGATAAGACTGATCCCGTGCTCTCTGATTACAGCCTGCTGATCGCTGAAGATCGCCCGTGCAAATTCCCTGCCGTTCATGTTGAAGATTGCGGTCTTTGTTCCGCCGGAACCGCCTGCGGCGACCACTGCGTCATAGACGCCTTTCGCAACGGCAGCCACGATCTGTTCGTTGTTTGCGACGGCTGTCTGCCCGCCGATGGATCCCACCAGCTCGGGGATCCCGTTCTCCCTGGCCAGGAAGAGCTGCCCGGTTTCCGGAAATCCTCCGGAGGCGAATTTACCGGATTTGCCGCTGAAGCCGCTTGAACTAACGGTGGTACCGCCAGAGCCGCCGCCAGAGCCGCCGCCAAGGCCACCGCCAGAGCCACCGCTAAGGCCACTACCGCTGCCTGCGGATGCAGCCTTTTGCCTGCCGAGGCTTTGCAGCCAGTCGATGGCTTTTTTGCACCAGTCGATCAGATTTTCGATCGTTTCGATGATTCCGGCAATGATTTCCCTGATGGTACCGACAACGCCGTTGAATATATCGACGACGCCGTTCCATGCTCTGGACCAGTCTCCGGTAAACACGCCGGCCAGAAAATCAATAATTCCGTTAAGGATAAGGCTGACGTTATCTGCGATGTTCTGCAGTCTCGTGATGATATTTTCATCCAGCCAGCCCAGGAGCGTCCCGGTGATTCCGATGCAGTACTCCTTAAAGCCGGCGAAGATCTCCTTGACACCCTGCCAGGCGCGCTCCCAGTCGCCCGTGAAGACGCCGACCACAAAGTCTATGATTCCCTGGAAGATCGTTTTCAGACCGTCGATCACCGTCGAGATCCCCTCATACAGCCAGTTGAAGTTTTCCTGCAGGTATTCAATCGCATTGCTCATGATCTCCACCACTTCATCCCAGTGCTTGTAAAGCTCGACGATAATGACCACAAGTGCTGCAATGGCCAGGATAACAAGTCCGATCGGAGAAGTGAGGAAGGAGATCGCGCCGGCGATGGCAGAGAACGCCCCGGACACGACTTCGACGATCATGACGATGGAATATATGATGCCGTAAAGGCCGCCGAAGGCCGCGGACACAACGCCGACCGCGATCGCGATCGCGCCGATGATCTCCTCCAGCGGCGACAGGGTTTCGAGGAACTCCTTAAGGGTAATCTTGCCGGTAATGAGATCGGAAATTGCCTGCAGCTTTTCCTTGATATAGGTTAGGGCTTCGATGAAGACATCACCGGCCCATGATGCCAGTGGGGCAAGGATGTTGTCCAGCAGCCAGTCAAAAGCCGGCTTGATACGCTCCAGGACATCCGCGAGCAGCTGGAGGCCCGCGGCGATAGTTTCGATCGCTGCAGGCAGCGCTTTTTCTATCGTCCAGTGCGCCAGAGGAACCAGGATCTTCTCCCATACCGATCCGAGGTATTGTGAGATCACACTGCCGAGCTTTTTGGCCGCTGTTCCGAGTTTGGTAAAGGCTTTTCGGATGGGCTCGAAGTTCAGGCTCGATACCAGGTCCTTGATCTTCTGCAGCGCCTTCTCCAGCCATGTGAGGGACTCTTCGGTTTCCTCGGTATCATAGAGACTTCCGATGACCGGCGTGCCGGCGCTTTCGGCTGCCGCCTGCATGCTGCCGATGCTGTCGCCGCTGTCGGAGTCTGAAGCAGCCTTCATGACGATCATGGTATCAAAGCTGAGCGTCTGGAGCTCTTTGTTGGCCTTCTTTGCCTCTTTCCCTGCGGCAGCCGCAGAGTCGGCGACCTCGCTCAGAGCTTCGGCGGCATCGCCGGCGCCGACGGCTGCCACGGCCGTTCCCGTGGAGAGCTTTTTGCCGAAGACGTTGGCGATCGCCTGCGCTGCCCTGGTCGCAAGGTTCGCAATGGAAGCAAGCAGGCTCGCGACAACGTTAAGCGCCGGCAGAAATGCGGTCAGGACTGTCGTGACTGCTTTCCCGAATTGCTCTTTGATATCTCCGAGCACATTGGACAGCTGCTTCAGCCTGCCTGTCGGCGTCTGAGCCAGCGCCTGGTTCATCCCGCCGACTGAGGACTCCACGACCTCTGCCAGCATGGCGGCGCGTTCGGCCTCCGTCCCGTACTTCAGAACCGCCTCCTGAGCCTCGTCGAAGTAATAGCCGTACCGGCTCAGGCCGCTGACCTGCCCGGACATGACTTTGCCGAGCATGGTGGCGATGCTGGTGGTCTCTTCCGCCGTTACGTTATAGCCGAACTGCTGCACGGCCATGTCGTTCATCACGGGGATCAGGGTCTTGAGGCTGTCGGTCATCGACAGATAAGTGGCGAGCTCCTGTGCGCCGGCGATCTGCGCGTCTGCTTCGACGACGCCGAGCTCCTGCTGCGCGTCGCAGAGTTCTTTGATCTGCTTCACTTCGTCAGCGCTCGCCTGCATCGTGTTGCGCATGACCCTGGCAAGTTTGGCCTCCGCCTCGGCAGCTTCCTCATATGCTTGCCTGGCATCCTTTGCGGCTGCCACGATGGCGGTGACAGAGATCGCAGCCACCATCGTCCCGAGGGCCTTCTTGATGATGCTCGCCGATCCCGAGACAGACGTGCTCATTTTCTTCATGCTGTCGGAAGCCTTTTTCGATTGTTTCGTGATGGCGCTGAAATCAGCACCGGCACGGACCATTAGGTTTTTTACTACTGCCATCTGTCAGCCTCCTTCTGTTTTGCCGCCCAGCGCGGCATTGAGTGCGAGCACGCTCTGATACATCTCGTCGTCTGTCATACTTCTCTTGCTCCTCTTTGGAGCAAAGGTTTCATAAGGGGGCATGCGTTTGCCCCAGACTGCGCTGCGGACCATCACTGCGAGCCGGTAGTTCTGGGCCGCTGCGATCTCCTGCTGCGCATCCTGCTCTTTCAGGTAGCCTCGGACATAGGCGTTGAATGCTGCAGGAGTCATATTCTCCCATTCCGACGGGCTGATTCCGACCCGCCCCGCAAGAGAGAGCTCCTCCAGCCAGCCGGAGCTTACGGTACCGCTTTCAAAGGGTTCGGATACTTCCCCTTTGCCCACTCAGCCTGCTGCGCCTCTGTGCCGAAGCCGGCGGCGATCGCCTCGGCGCCTTTCTCCAGGACAATGCCGATCGGCAGCAGGTCAAGCAGCTCGTCGCAGCGCTCCGGCGTCAGTTCCGGATCGTCCGCCCGCAGCATCTCGTAGAGCAGCAGCGTCATATTGTCATAGTCTTCAACCGACTGCTCGATCTCCGTCATCTTCGTACCGGTCGCGGCACAGTAGCGCTTCATGACCCGATGGGTAAAGCGCAGCTCTCTTGGCCTGTCCAGATTCAGAATGACGACATCATTATTCTCGTTTGCCATGCGAACTCCTTTCTATTCAACAGCAAAGGGGCGAGTGTTGTCGCCCCCGCTGTATCATCCGGCCGATACGCTTGACGCGGCAAGCGTGGCCTGTCCGGTGACGATGATGGTCGCTTCAAACGTGATTGCATCGCCGACTTCCGAAGAGGTGCTGAAGCCTGCCACATAACCGGAGAAGCTCCACGTTTTGCCGATCTTCGCCGGGAAGACGATCTCGAAGTCGGTCTCCTCCTGGCTGTTCAGCAGCGTGTACATCTGCTCCTGGCCATTGTCATCGCCATCCAGAAAGCCGCTCACAGTCACATCGCCGACTTCCTTGAATCCCGGCACTTTCTCGCGGTAACCGGTAGAATTGTCCAGCGCCGTGACGTCGATGCTTTCGGCGCTGATCTCAATGCCGCTGATACTGGTCAGACCTCCGACGGTGACGAGACTGGTGCCCTTGATGTTCAGTTTGGTTCCGACCGCGTTGGATTTTGCCATAGTCTTTCCTCCTTAAAGTCTGGTGCCCGGATCGGGCACTTTCTTACAGACACCCCTCGGCGGAGTGCTTTAGCTGGTTGATGATCGGTCTTGCGTTCACCGGCAGCGCCTGCTCGTCGCCGACACTGTCCCGGTGCTCGTAAAAGTGGAGTGTAAGCGCATGGAAGGCGAGGGTGTATAACGGCCCCACAACTGCGTCGTCCTCTGCAGGTTCCGCGATTCCGGCTCCCAGCAGGTAGGCCTTCGCCGCCGGCATAAACTCCCGTTCTATGCGCTCCACGTTCGGATCGTCCGGATCCACGTGCATGTAATCCAGGCAGGCCCGCAGGGCAACAGCCCTGGCGGCGTCCGCCTGTGCGGCATCAGCCGCCGTGAGCTGCTCTGCCATAGGACTTATCAGCCGGCGCTGACGCTCGTGGTGTAGACCACGAAGCCGTGGTGCTCGATGACGTTGCCGCCGAGGGCCACGTCGCCGAGGATCGTGTGCATACGCTCGATCGCCTTGACGCTCTCGTCGATGCGGATCTCGTAGTCGCCGAAGAGGCCGAGCAGGTAATGCATCGGATTGCCGTAGATGAGGTCGCCGGAGCTCAGGGCCGGGACGAGCACGTAGGGGATCTGCACGCCGCCGTCGGTGATCATGCCGGTGTTGCCGTTGCCGGCCGGGGTGATCGTGAACAGGCGCTGCTTCTCGTTGGTGCCGCGCAGCTGGCCGATGGCCTTGAGGTCGGCCTTGGTCAGCTGAAGGACAGCCTGGCCGCCGAGCTCGCTGTCCGCGCCGTAGGCGAAGTACAGATTGTCAAGCGTGTTGACGTCGATGCTGCTGTAGGTATCGGTGGCGCAGATCGCGCTGCCGGCCTTGTTGGTGGCGGTCTTGATGCCGTAGGTCACCGTGGTGCCCAGGCCGTCGCCGTTGACGATCAGGGCCGCGGCCTTTCTGCGGAGGGCGCGGAGGGCCATCTGCTGGACCTTCTGGTAGTAGTTCGCCGGGCTGAGCTTGGAGATGTTGCGGTCGACGTAGCTGGTCGTGGTGACTTCGACCGGCTTGACCGGAGCGATGCCGAAGACCGGATCCGTGCTCGTGCTGCGCGCTTCGCCGCTCTTGCTGGCGATGTTGGCGACGGTGCCGTCAAACTCGCTGACGACATAGGGGACCTCGTAGCCGGCGAGCCCGGTCAGGTCCTCCACCTGAACCATGTCCAGGATGCTGGAGATCGCGCCGGAGTCGCCGTGGATCTCGCTGTCGGCGCCGGTGGGCTGCACGAGGGTGCCGCCGAGGAGGACGCCGTCGGTGGAGTTGCGCAGGGCGCGGCGGATCTCCATGTTGCTGATGCGCACGCTCTGGTGGTTGAGCAGCTGGGTGCCGCGTTCGGCAGCCATGTCACGGACTTCCGCCGCAGAGGGCTGCGCGGTCAGGACCTGGCGCTCCTGTTCGGCGATCAGGTTCTGGATGCGCTCGATCTCGGCGTTCATGTTCGCGACCTTCTCCATCTGGGACTGGTACTCGGTCTGGTTCTCGGCCTCGAGGGCAGCCTGGGCAGCGTTGAGAGCCGCGGTGCGGTCCGTGGCCAGTGCGATGAGTTTTCTCTTCATGTGTGTTACCTCCAAATTTTGAAAAGATATTTATATCAGCGGTCTGGCCGCGGATATACTAATGTTGGTCAGAGTCATAGCCCTTGGCAAGGACGATGGCCATGACGATAAGTCCGACTCCTCCGGCGATGATGCCCGCCGGCAAGGAGATCATGGCGGTGCCGACGGCGACAGCCGCCAGCCCGATCAGGAAGAACAGGACGATCAGCACACTCATTCTTCGACGCCTCCGTTTCCGCCGGCCTCAGCCCGCTGCCTGGAGAGCTCTCTCCAGTCCTGCAGGGGGACGTAGTTCAGGCTGGCGTAGTGCTCGTCGCCGCCGTCCACGTCCGGCATGTCCTCCAGCGCCCGGATGTCGTTGACCGAAAAGGCGCCGTTCTCGCGCATGTTCCGGTACCAGGTGCCCCGGCTGTTGAAGTCTCCGCGGAGCTCCGCCATCAGGTTTCCGCGGATCCGCAGCCCTCTGGCCACGTCCTGGGGATTGAGGAGCTTATAGAGCAGCTCCTGCTCCCAGATGGTGGCGTTCGGGTGCAGGGTCCCGACCACGTACTCGATGGCGTTCTGCTCGTTCGAGCTGTAGCTCTGCTTTCCGGCCTGGAGCTTGTACAGAGGCACGCCGAACACTCTGGCGATGTCCTCCACGCTGAGCGCTGCCTGCTCCACAAACTGGGCGTCACGGTTCGAGATGCTCAGGGGCTTGTAGTCAAGGCCGAGGTCGAGCACCGCGATCCGCTGCGCGTTTGCAGGTCCGGAGTGGACGCGCTCCCACTCTTCCCGGAGCCGTTCCTTCTTGCTGATCGTGCGCTCCTTGCCGTCCGCGTCGACCACCTTGACGGTGCCGGCGAGGTCGGAGTCGGTCCGCAGGATCCCGGAAGGCTGTCCGCCGTTCTGGTAATAGGAGGCGCTGTACTCCTGCGCGGCCCTGGCCGTGCGGATGATCTCCTGCGCCCTCTCCAGGTACCCGATCCCGGTGTAGCCGTTCTTCGAGAAGGCGGTCACATGCACCACGTCCATCCGCCCGCAGACGATGCGCTCGTGCGTGAAGGGGTGCTCGATGCGGTACTGCAGGGATCCGTCTGAGAGCACCGACACGGACCAGTAGGCTTTCGGGACCGGGACCAGCTCCGTGGGCTCCATGGTACGGGGATCCCTACGGATCCAGGCGAGGCCGTTT